ATAGATTGGCCAAACTAAAGGAAATTAACCAGAATCTGACAGTTCAGCCCAAGGTAGCTATTCCAGCATCTCTCGATGAAGGAGGATACAACCCGGTTATCCAGAAAGCTCGCGAATTTGTCAAGATTAATGACAATACACCGATCGACTGGAACGAAGCTGTCTCCAAGATTCCTGCTACTACGATGGACATGGTAGCTTCTAAGCCGATTTACCCGTTCAGCGATGCTAGACCCAAAACGTACTCTCAGTCTATCTTGAAAGCTCTCGGATACGACAAAGCTGGCAAGGGTGTACAGAAGTCTTCTGGCGGTACTGCTCCACAGTTTGATGAAAACATCAGAATCATGAGCGAGCTACCGAAAGGAGAGATCAAGAAGTTCATTCAGACCAACTATGGCGGCAACCCGAAGGCTCTTGCCCGTGACGTAGTAAGCCAAGCTGATTCTTATGTACAAGAAGCGTACAATAGATCGGTGAATGGAACGCTCACTCCGAATAAGCTTCAGGAATTGGCCAATGAGTATGCGTCTTGGAACATGTCTTCTAAGTCTGATCCGGCTGAAATCAACTACTGGACTAGAGACTTCCTTGCGAAGTTCAATCAGATTAGGAGAAATCCTGATAAGACTCCGTTCGAGTACAAGCCCTATACTACGATTCCGTCGCAGCTTAACCAAGGTGTTGATGTATCTGGAGCTAAGGGTAATGCCCCGATTACCTTTAGTGAAGGTATCAGGCCTAATCCTTCCATCGCTGCCGAGTCTTCCCCGTTCAAATCTCCTAACGGGTTCTTGATTGACTTTGCCAATAAGATCAATAGACAGAATCTTGGTAGCAAGGCAGGAACGGAACCGACTAGAGAAGCATGGGAACAAGCTCTTGCGTTCTACGGAGATCTTGAGAACCCGTCTGCTGATGCTGTTTCTAAGGCTATCTCTAGAGCTGACGCAGATAAGCTGGCTAGAGTGAACGAAGCTTATCGAAGAATGACTGGTAGTCTTCAGATTCCTACTGCTGCTCAAGCTCAGGAAGCAGAAGCAAACATTCTGAAGGCTAAGGCACAGATGAATGAAGCTTCTCCTAGTCTGTCTCTCGATGCTATCAAGGAAATTCCTAAGACGGAGCTTAGCCCAATGGTTATTCCTGGTCGTCTTGCTAAGGGTGCTGGACAAGGTCTGGTATACTCCAATACAAGTCTGTCTGACCCTGAAAAGAGAACCGCAGCTGAAGCTAAAAGCAGGGAAACAGCCGGAGCACTTGACAAGACGCTCTCTAGGCTTCCTGTCAATCTCGACTTCTTGCTGAGACCCTACTACGAAGAGGCTAAGAAGAGGGGCAATTACGTGAGAGAGTACAACCTTGATTACGTTCTGCCGGACATTCTTAGACAGTAGGAAATTATATCCTTATACTCCAAATGGGTATAAGGATATTTTATGAAAAACTTCCCATTGTACAATAATATAAGGAGCTATTATGGTTTTTACACTAGCTGACATGCTTCCTACCTTCTTAGATGAGAACGGCAAACCCATTGTTGGTCGTCTCATCTTCTTCCAAGCGGATGGCACTACTTATAAGCCTATCTATGCTGACCAAAATTATCAGACACTACTGTCTAATCCTCTTCTGACGGACATGGCAGGTCGTCCAAGCTCACAGCCGTTCCTGAAGAATGGGATCTATCGTGTCGTGGTAGAGAAGTTCATCGGAACGAATCTCTCGGACATGAGCATATACATGAACGAGACCTATGATCCGGAACATCTTGGCGTAATGAGCCATTGGCAATTCAAAAAGGAATTCGTGATTGACTCTGGTAATCTCGACACCAACACCATCGAGTCCTATGAGCTTATGACGGTTCGCTATATCAGCGACCTTCGTAACGTAGACTTCCAGTCTTATCCGGTTGTGCAGGTCTTGGACTATGACGAGAACCTGAAGAACATCACTCCGCGCACTTACATCTGGGCTAATGGCAGTAACCGCAGTGAAGACTATGGGGCTACGATTATCTCCAACCTGAGCAATACAGGCCGTTGGCTCCTTTGCGAATCTAGCATTATGGAAGCCACTACGTTCGGTATCAGCACCTATGCGGATCCGGGTGTCCTTGCATCCAGACTTAACGGTCTTGAGACTTACACTCAGGACACGTATGGAAAGGCCCAAGTGGTTTATTTCCAACCGGGATCCTATAAGCTCTTGAATGGTACGCAGCTTAACTTCAAGAAGCCTATAGTCTGTAACGGAAACCTTCGCTTCTACCTCAATGATCCGGATAATGAATCTGCTAAGGTGTACTTCTCCAATGGTCTTGAGTATGCAGGAGATCAAGAGATCAACGGAAAGAACGTGGAGCTTAAGATCCGTAGACACGCAGTCAAGACTTCTTGGTATCGCTATGATGGCAACTCGTCTTCCTATAATGGTACTTCCGGCTGGTATGAGACCGTCGTGATGAATAAGGATGATGGACATACTCGTGCATTTAGCCACTGCGAAGTGATTATTGACACAGAGATCAATAATGCCCGTCTGTCCTTTGAAGATTGTCGTGTAGTGCTTAACCAAGATATCAACAAAGCAGGATGCACGTTTACAGACTGCACGTTCGCTAATTCTACTGGAAAGATCTGTGCAGCCGTAGAAATCAACGGCTCTGTGGATATCTATCCGCAGATGTTCGGCACGGCTTATACCAATATTACCATTGACGAAGACGTGCGTTATGAGCTTCAAGATTGGGGTGCAGACGCTTATGTGTTCTTCAAGCAGATGCAGAATATCACAAACATCGGAAGCCTTGATGGACAGGAGCTTACCACCAATCCTACGCTTGAAAACAATACAGTAATCTCTGACTTCTCTGGTGACGTGGTAGCTACCGGAGTATCTGTGTCCTTACGTAATTGGAGCGGAAGTGTAGAGACTAATGGCTCTACTGTGCTGAATCTCTTTGACTCCACAGCTAATATTGATGGCACTGCTGTTAAGAACCTCAACCTCCAAGGTGTTGTTCTTACTGTAGAAGACGATGAAGAGCTAGTGGTAGGCGCGGCACAGAATGCTGGGCCTTCTAGTCTTGTAGATTCCTCTGTTAACGCAAAGCTGGATATCGAGGACGACATTACCTTCACCAGATGTAACATCCTCAAGACTATCGATGCTAATAACACGAACGCAGATGTGTTTGTCTTTGACCACTGCAACATCACAGCCCAGATAGACTGTAGGGATATCAGCCTTCTCCATTGCACTATCAACGCATTGATCAATGAGACAGCCCAGAACAATCTCGACTTTATTGTCTCCTACTGCACGTTCGGTGAAGACGGTCTCCATAAGATTCAGGGTATCTCTGGATCCTCCGTCAAGTGCAAGGGTACATGGGCTCATAACTTGAGTCTTCGTACTGACAAGCACTTCATCGAGGTGGATAGAACCCATCTTGCTTCCGATGAAAGTCAGCACGATTATGTCTATGAAGACAACCGTGGGCCTAAAGTCCTTCAGAGGTACTTCGCCAGATGGAAAGACACTCTGGAATTCTACAGCGACTTTGAAGATCTCTCTGCTCCGGCTGTAAGAAAGATCGGTATGTACACTGACAACGGAGTCTACAAGTGGAAAGGTATCTCTACAACCGACCACGAACAAGCTCAGGGTGGTATTACCGATACTCGTAACTACTTTACAGAGTGCGAGATCTTCAGCGTAGGCGTACTTACTGGTCAGTGGCTCATGCACGCTGTTCCGTCTATGGTACTTACAGGCCCGGCAGCTCCGTCGTTCCGTATTCCTTCTTCTCCGTATCCGTCTGAATTTACGGCATCCGAAGACGTTGTGGTTCATACCGAAGAATCTCCGAATACTAGCGAAGGCTGGGGAATGCCTAAGACCCTCTGGCACACCACCGGATTCACTTACAGGATTGGTGGTGAAATCGGTATCCGTGGAAAGATGCTCACCGCAGACTACATGGAACTTCATCAGACCATTCAAGTCAGATTCGAGCTCAAGAGTCTTGACCTAGATCCGTGGGAAGCCCAGTTCTATCTGTAATGCTATTATCCTTATACTCTAACCGAGTATAAGGATATTTTCCATAAAACTTCCCATTGTACAATATCTAAAAGGAGATAAGAACTATGGCTCTTAGTCAAGCTTATCCATCTTGCTTTTACCTTCAATTCTCCGACGAGAACGGAAAGCCGTTTGCGAATGGATCCATCAAGACTTTTCTAGCATCCGACCACTCCATGCCTGTTCAGACATGGACGTATCCGGGGTCAGGAGTAAAGAACCCTACCGTGATTCCGCTTAATGCAGCTGGAAGATGCACTATGGCCCTTGATGTCGGCTTGGCCTATTACATCGAGCTGTATGATTCCGAAGGAGCTAACCAAGGCACATGGGACAATGTGACTTCTGGCGGCGGCTCTGGATCTGTAGATCCTTCGTCTGGTCTGACTTTCACCAGCTCTGATGGATCTATCACTATCACTCGAAACGGCGACAATATCGACCTTAAGGTTACCGGAGCTGAAGCGCACTATGGTACTATTTCCGCATCTGGCTTGACCAATGACGGAAAGATTGACTTCGACACGATTGTCGCAGGTAATATTACTCTTGCTCAGGAATCTCTCGAAGTCCACTCCGGCAAGCTTTATCACGTTACGCTCATGCTTAGCTTCACCACGGATACTCTTGGGCCTGACCTTGAGACCTGCGTGGTTACGGATAGCGAGAGAGGTACCCATGAATGCGTGATTGACGAGAGCATTCCGAGCAACATTGCCGAGCTATCTTGGGATATAACTCCGAGATCCGACTTGCTTACGCTGAGTCTCTCTATTCCGGAGAATATCACTCTCGCTTCCGCTGTGTGCTATATACACAGGGTAGGAACCACCGTTAATGACGGCGGTGGTAGTGACGCACCAGTCCAAGATGTTCAGGTAGACGGAGTCTCTGTAGTAAACGCTCAAGGCGTAGCAGAGATTGACCTGTCTGACTATGCAAAACGTGAAGACATTCCGACTGATCTTCTTCCACCTTCTACATCGACAGACGCAGGAAAGGTACTTACAGTAGATGCAGATGGCGATCCGTCTTGGGAAGATCCGGGCTCATTTACCCAAGCTCAAGCTGATTGGACTGAAACGGACTCTAGCGCCCCTGACTATATCAAGAACAAGCCGCAGAATCTCGTCCAAGATCCCAATTACGTCCATACGGATAACAACTATACCGACCAAGATGAAGCTAAACTTGCAGGTATCGAAGCTGGGGCAGAGGTGAACGTCCAATCGGATTGGAATCAGACCAACTCTTCTGCTGATGACTATATCAAGAACAAGCCTAGCATTCCAACCATTCACAAAAGCATTTACAACTAAGGAGAATTTATGGCTGAAGAATTAGTAGACCAAATTGACAATACCGGTATCTACGCTAAGAGAGCCGAATGCGACGAGAAAGGCGTTAATATCGACCAGTACTACGCCAAAAAGTCTGAAATCCCTAGTGTTCCGGTGCAGGACGTGGAGGTTAACGGTTCTAGTGTTGTTGATGCTAATGGTGTTGCTAATGTAACCGTTCCGACTAAGACTTCTGATCTTACGAACGATAGCGGCTTTATCACGATGAGCGATGTTCCGGCTCAGGAACAGGCTGATTGGACCGAATCAAATTCTAGCGACCCTGCCTATATCAAGAACAAGCCTTCTGTAAAGACGTTGGTTGAAGGAAGCCACGTTCATATCTCCGAAACCGCTAACGGCGTGGAGATTAGCGCTGACGGTCTTCCGGCTTCTACCTCTGCCGATGAAGGAAAGCTTCTTGGCGTAGACAGTAGCGGTAACCCAGAATGGCAAGCTGCTCCGACTTTTACTCAGCAACAAGCTGACTGGAACCAGAGCAATAGCTCCGCAGTAGACTACATCAAGAACAAACCGGATATCCGTAATGTTCCAGCCGTTGGTAGCGGAGACGACGGAAAGGTCTTAAAGGCCACGTACTCCGGTGGTGTCGGCTCTTACTCTTGGGATGTAGCTCCTACGGGCCTTCCGCCTTCTACTGCACAGGACGAAGGAAAGATCCTTGGAGTCGATAGCCAAGGTGATCCGGAATGGCAAGCTGCTCCTACCTTTACTCAGCAACAGGCTGATTGGAATCAGAGCGATAACACTGCTGTAGACTACATCAAGAATAAGCCGCAGAATCTTGTCCAAGATCCTGATTACGTCCATACGGATAACAACTACACCGATACGGATGAAGCTAAGCTCGCAGGTATCGAAGCCGGAGCTGAAGTAAACGTTCAGCCGGACTGGTCTCAGAGCAACTCTTCTGCTGACGATTATATCAAGAATAAGCCCCAGAACCTTGTTCAAGATGCTGATTACGTTCATACCGACAACAACTTCACTGACACAGAGAAGAACAAGCTCGCCGGAATTGAAGCAGGGGCTGAAGCTAACGTTCAAGCGGATTGGGCACAGAGTGATAATACCGCTGACGATTATATCAAGAACAAGCCTCAGAACTTAGTTCAGGATGCTTCTTACGTCCATACCGATAACAATTTTACTACCACTGAGAAGAATAAGCTGGCAGGAATTGCGGCTGGCGCAGAGGTAAACGTTCAGCCGGACTGGGCTGAAGCCGATTCTAACGCTGATGACTACATTAAGAACAAGCCGCAGAACCTTGTCCAAGATGCGTCTTATGTTCACACGGATAACAACTTCACAACCACCGAGAAGAATAAGCTTGCTGGAATTGAAGCCGGAGCCGAAGTGAACGTCCAAGCCGATTGGAACCAAAGTGATAGCTCCGCCGATGACTACATCAAGAACAAGCCGAACATCCCGGCTGCTCAAGTCCAAGCAGACTATGCACAGTCTAACAGCGCGGCTACGGACTATATCAAGAACAAGCCTACCTTTGTTGAAGGCACTCACATCAGGATTGAGCAGGTTGGGAACAATATCACCATTTCCGATAAGCTTACCGCAGGTAATGGCATTGACATTGACGCCAACGGGGTTATCTCCGTAGACGGTGACGATCTTGAAATCGACTACTGGCATGGATCTAATTCCTCTGCTATTGTAAGCGGAACCAGCCTTAATACTGGTCTCTCTTCGATCTCCTATCGCGGCACGAATATCTATGCAGATAATGGCATAGTCATGCTTAAGAAAGGTACTTACGCTATTCATGCCTTTGTCAAGATCAACAACTCCAGTGTTACCAAGGATTCTAACCTCTACAAGTTCACTATCACGGGTGGAATTACTGGTGGCTCTCCGATCAAGACGGTCGAGTTCGATAACTCCTTCACGCACGAAGATACTTACGAGCTGTCGTTCTTAACCTTCAACACGTCTACTACCGACGCGGCGTTGGTATTAACGATTGACGCTTTGAGTCAGCTCTCCGGAGTCTCTGTAACCCTTTCCTACATCCAAGTGTACTGCTTGAACGGGCTAGTAGGAACCTCTGGAGGTGGAGGTGGCGGAACTGCCAATGTTTCTATCACTTCTACAGACCATTCTGTAACGGTGGTTGAAACGACCATTGGCGACACAAGTAGCTTTGACCTTAGCGTCACACAGGAACAATCCGATTGGAATGAAGCGGACACTACGGATCCGGCTTACATCAAGAATAAGCCAGCTGGCGTTAATCTTGTAGCAGGTACGAATATCACTTTCACCGAAGATCCCGTGAATAACACTCTCGAGATCTCTGCTGCTAGCTCTGGAACTTTACCTGCTTCTACAAGCGCTGATGAAGGGAAAGTCCTTACAGTAGATTCTAATGGTAGTCCGGCTTGGAACGCTGGAGACAATCTTGTAGCTGGTGCTGGACTTAACATCTCACAAAGCGGCGGAACCACCACAATTAGCAAAGACGAAACTGTGCTGTTTAATGACCCTGCTCCTAGCGCTTCTACCACGCAGTACGTACTTAGCGAATCGTTTAAGAACTTTGAGTACGCGAAGTTTGTGTTCAGAACAGACAACACTGAAACTTTAGTGCAAGAGCTGTACACACCTTTGTTTGCTAGAAATGTTCTGTCGATTGGTCTGTCTTCGTTAGGCAGCAATGGAGGTACTGTATACTGCAAGAACGCTAGATTCAGCATAAGCAGCGATAGTTTGACCATTAGCTCAGCAACACAAGCTGAATATACCGTCACATCTTCAAAGACCATCGGGCAATACACCACTCAATCCACGGCCTATTACTTCCAACTTGTCAGGGTAGTTGGCATTAATCGCATTGTCTCGAATACTTGAGGTGATTATGCTTCAATACAACAATCACATTCTTAAAGTCGGAGGAAAGACGCTAAATCCATTAGTGCTTCCTTCTCCTTATATTCGTATTGGAACTGGATGGACAAAGGCGTCTGACGACACCACAAATGGTACTCGATGGCTTTTTACTCCGATTGTAGACTTTGCTGCACTTGAATCGGCTTTGGTTCTTACCTTGGGATCTATCTCTAAGGCTAGAACCATATCCTTAGACAAGTCTAAAATCGGTCGAAAGAGAGGTAGCTTTTCGTCCGCTACTAATGCGAACTGCTACTTCTATCCGGGATTTTGTCAGTATACCAGTGGCAATATATCTTATATGCTATTGCCGCAGACGTACATCGGATATATTCCTTCTGGATCTTCGTACGCGTATCCATCAAGTCATTTAAGCTACGATACTTACGGCGGCCATGTGAACAAGTACGGATCTTATGATCCAATGAAGGATATATTCTTCATGATCTTCGCCACTAATTACAGCACGCCAAATGTTGATTTAGCTGCTGTTAATCAGGGCGCGGTGTATGACCCAGACCTTGTCGTTGATCTAAACTTGCTTGGAATAAATCCAGCTGCTGTCAACGGCGTAATGGTCCGAGGTGGAGCTGACAGTGCTTCCTTGCGTCATTTCTCGTCTAAGCGCTTTGGAAACATTGAATGGATGACAGAGAACTTGGATCTACAAGGCAAAGAAACAAACAGCACAAGTTGGGGCGTCATCTCTCCGACTTTTGGTGCAGCTGTCGGGTTCTATAACTCAGGAGACACTGCTAGATGTTTCTATAGCTGCTATGACGGATGGAGCTTTAGTTTAGGTCTCGGATCTTGGGCTATATTCCCTCAAGGTTGGAGAATCCCAACGTTCCAAGACTGGGAAACTCTTCTCGCTACTGTTGGAAATTCTAAAGCAGCTCTTGAAGCGGCGGGCTTTAACCCAAGGGGCTATGGAGCTTTTTATAACAATACAAGCAACGTAGCCGTTCGAACAGATGACGGTTCCGATGAATGGTTTGCGGCAGGAGCGCCGGGAACAAATACCGCTGCTGATTGGTATAATATCTGTCGTATCACTGATTCCGGAATCTACCTGTTTGATCAAACCGGATATGCAGCACAAGGTGTTGCTTCTTATAATCCTCTTCCATGCCGAGTAATTCGCTTATGTCGCGATGTCACTTAAAGGAGAATCTATGTCAGAATTCGTATTACTTTCTCCAAGCGGCTCCATGATTAAGCCTTCGAACGGCTCTATCATTGGAGTCAAGACGTATCTAACGATAAAGGGCGGCGCTTCTAACGCCGTTCCTCGTTCGTTTGAGACAAAGATCTTCGGAAACATGGAGTGGACTACTGAAAACATAGACCTTCATGGAGAAGAAAGAAATCCTTTTGAAATATTGGAAGAATGGCGCCAAATTACATCTTTTTATCCGCAAAGGAGCATAGGGTGGTATAACAGCGGCGACACAGCCAGAAGCTTCTATCAAGGAGATGAAACAGGCTCTCTTCTAGCATTTGACCGTTGGACAGTGCCTTCTGGATGGCGAATCCCCTCGTTCCAAGATTGGGAGGCTCTGTTTGCCATTGTTGGAAGATCCAAAGCGGCTCTTCAAGCGGCTGGATTCAACCCAAGTGGCTATGGGGCCTATTACGCATCTAAAGACTGGGTTACAGTTAGAATCGACGACGGAAGCGAAGAATTTTTTGCGGCAAGTCCGGTTGGGTCCAGCTGGCCTAGTGTTTGCAGAATCCGTGATAACAGTATCGATCTTATATCCCAAGATAACTTCGAAAGCTACGGAATCGTAAACAACAATTACTACCTCCCGTGCCGCGTAATTCGAATGTGTCGTAATCTTTAAGGAGAATTTATGTCTCAAACATGGATATACTATAACGGAAAAAGCGCAGAGTACAACGGAAAGAAGGTCTGTTCGCCTCCTCCTGCTCCGTACTCTATGCGTTTCAAATTTGGGGATCCTTCCTATGTGCCTACATCCGGAAGTGACACCAGTACTTCCAGATACGGAACATGGACAGCTGTTGATGCCGCTCGCGGAATTTGGGATTGGACTTACGAGAACAGCTCTTGGCACTGTGAAGTCTATCCCTCGGAAGGTACCTATGCCATTCGTGGAATGTTCTGTAATCCGCCTTCTACGTTTGACTATGAAGTCATAGATTCCAATACAGCCGGTGTTACGGACATGAGCAACTTGTTTATGGCTTGTGATAGACTCACCAAAGTCCACCGTTTTGACACTAGCACGGTCACGCTCATGTATGGCATGTTCGCTAGCTGCGTAAAGCTAACAGAAGCTCCTCTCTTGGATACAAGCAACTGTACCAATATGTATGATATGTTCTTGTACTGCCACAGCCTTACGAGCATTCCGGCTTATGACACGTCTAAAGTGGCCATTATGAGCAACATGTTCGATGGATGTACCAGCTTAACGAGTGTTCCGCTTCTTAACATGACGAGTGCTATTGATATTAGTGGAATGTTCCATGGTTGCACCAGTCTTAAGAGCGTTCCAAAGTTTGATACCCATAATGTCCAATACTTTGGCAATGGCGGCGTTGCCCTTAGCCAATTTGGGTTATTTGCAGGCTGTTCAAGCCTTGAAGTAGCTCCGGATCTTGATTTCTCGTCTGCTGTGTACGTCGGTGGCATCTTCGCTGGCTGCTCTAGACTAGTAGAATTTGGAAAGAACAACATGATTAGCCTTCCGAGTTCTATCGAAGTCGAAGGGTTTAGAGGGATGTTTAACGGTTGCACGCTTCTTGAACGCGTTGTGCTCAATGTTGCCCGAAATGGTTCTAGAACCTACTGGGCTAACTCGTTGTTCCAAGACTGCGAACGTCTTAAGACGTACACGCTACCTGATGTGCCTTTTCACAGCATATCACGCATGTTTAGCGGTTGCCTATCCTTGACTAAGATGCCGGTCTTCGATGTAGCTTCTGTACAAAACTGCGAAAGAGCTTTCTTAGGATGTCGGAACATGGAAAGCGGCATTTACTCGATGTACACCGCCCTTAGCGCCAATGAATGGCAGTATAGCAGCAGTTATAGCGAATGCTTTAAAAACTGTGGCATTGACACCGTTTCCGGAGCTGCGGAACTTGCTCAGATTCCGGCCTCTTGGAAATAACACCAAAAAACTCGATAATGATAGGAGATTATCATGTCCACACCAAACTCTAGTGTTCTTTGGAGCGTTGCTCAATCGCTCACAGACTCTCAACAAACCCAAGCTCGTAACAACATCAATGCCGCTAAGAACGCTCTGGCTACACAGTCCACAAGCGGTCTATTGAGTGCCGAAGACAAGACCAAGCTGGATACGCTTCAATCTGGTTCTGCGCAGTTCACCCCGATTGTATACGAACAGACCACGCTGGCTCAGCTGGCTGCTATGTACGACGCTTCGCCGAATCCGATTCGAAACTTCGTTCTTGTCGACACCGATGGGAGGTTCCTTGGCAAGTTCAAGTACTACCAGAATAACCTAGCTATCTTTGAGTCTTACTTCGTTCAGCCGTTGCGCTTCGTAGAATACAGACTTACTAGCACGGGTTGGGAAGTATACACGTTCTATCCCTTTGATACGGCTACTCCAAATTCTTACCGCCGTTCGTTGGCAGGTACAAGCTTCTTGCAGATTAACCTGCCGAAGATGTATACGACCCTTAACTCGTATATCTCGTCTACTCCGTTCGAGCGCGATGGTCAGGCTATCTCTGGCTCCATCTGGGATGAGTTTAGGAGCGAGCGTCCTCAGCTCGTTCGGTATGACTACTCCGCAAAGATTGGCCATGTGCTTGATGGCGCTCCGGCTGGGTCTCCGATAGTGTCAGCCAAAATCAAGATGATGCTCTCGTATCAGCTGAATGCCGGAGATGAGTTTTATGACATCGAGATTGGCGGAACTCCTGAGATCCTTGTGGCGTTTAACAACTACACCCAGAACGCTACTCAGACGCAGTATTACGAGTCGGAAATGGAAAACATCCACTTCTCGTTCACCTTCGACCAAAGGCGTTATAATCCGTTCTACTCCTACAACTCGTTCTCGATCTATCCGCAGATTGAGTTCTCAGTGTTGGGAAGTGGCGGTCTTCCGGGTTCTTTCCACGATCTCAAAACGATTGCGGCAGAAGAACAATGGACGTTTATCGACCACGTTTAAGAGGTGATTATGCCAAACACGACCGAGTCGAAAGAATGGCGTAAGATGGTTGAGCCAGCTGTCAAAGGGCTTATAGCTCTCATGGCAGCTGCTGCCTTCTGGCTTAGTAACAACAACCAAGACAAGTGCGAAATCCGTTACTCCGAGCTGGATAAGCGGATCTCTCTTGTGGAACAGAACGTCACGGGTCTTCAAGCCAATCAGTCTGCTCTAAGCGGAAAGATCGACAAGATCCTAGATGCTGTAAACACCATTAGTATTGATATTGCGCGAATGAGCACCGTCATTGACAATACCACCGTAAAACGCAAATGAACAAGCTTTATTGGACAATCATTGTCATAGAGATCATTCTTATGGTCTACCTATTTAAACACACCTACTTCCTATAGGAGAATCAATCATGGCTGAAGTAAAAGAACTCACTTTGTCTCAGGAAATCGCTCTGCGTCCGATCTGGATGGCAGAATCTATTGACCGTGGCATGGGTGACTCTCACCAGATGGCTACCATTACGGTATCTGTCTCTGGCGATAACGTGACCGCTGTAACACCGGAATCTGCTGACGTACAAGAAGGCGGCTCCGCAACGTTCACGCTGACGTTCGACACTGGCAAGGATGCTGACGACATTACTGTAACGGCTACGGTCGGTACGGCAACGGTCTCTGGCACCACTCTGACGGTTTCTGGCGTAACGGCTGATACCACTGTCACCATCGCTGACAAGGCTTAAAGAATACACCTAGACTCAATCGAGTCTAGGTGATTTTTAACCAAGGAGAAATGGCAAAAGACCTTGGCAAAATTTTACAGCTTGAAATTCTCCTTGCGCATTCTAAATCTAATAAATTCGTTGAAGTTGTGTTGATGTTTCCACTTATGGAAGAGCTGACCACGCTCAGCCATAGAGAGAGTCTCAAGGTACTTCAGGACGTCATACGGCAAGTTCCACAAGGTAGAAAGCTTACAAGTGTCGATGTTGATAAGGCGCAGAGAAGACTTCTGGTGGGAAGCTCGGTACTCCGATGCGATATCTTGACGCTTGTCGTGCTCACTCTTGTACGGAAGAAGCTCTTTGATTCGAGCGTCCTTGGACTTAAGCAAGTTGGATGCAACCTCCGGAGTAATCTCCGTATTGCGATACTGGATCATGGACGGAGCTTGGCCGATAGAGTAGGATCCGGTCTTACGAATAGACGGAAGGACTTCGCGCGTAACCCATCTTCGGAACGGCTTAGTGCGTTCTGTCTTAAGCATAAGCAAGATTGCATAGAGCTGGTGCTCATTTATGAATGCTGTTTCTCTAAGCTCACCCTTGGTGTCCAACGCCCTCACGCGCTGAGGGCAGTCCTCGTCATCAAGGCATCTAAGAAGGTTATATGTGTCACGGTACCCAAGAGCCGTGGCCACATCATAAGCACAGAAAAGGACTTCGCCATCTTCATTTACAGTCTGGCGAATTGACTGGTTGTTGTAATTTAGAATTTGAATGGTGTTCATTTGATTTTCCTTTGCGGCTTGCTGCCACAATTTATAGTTAAAAACACTACTATAAAAAATACACCTTAGACTGTCGTGAATGCAGCCTAAGGTGTACCAAGGAAAAACAATGAATAATGGATCAATACATAGTTATGGAATTACACAGCGCGATTAGACGCCGTAAATTCTTTAGCAACTTGGGTCACAATGTCGCCGAAGGAATCTTTTACAATAGCCCAATCATCGCTCAAGGTGTCATTGATGCTTGGCACCCACATAGAGTGAGAGCCGTTAACCATCTTAAGCTGAAGATATGGTTCGCACCTAAACAGTTCGCCGGGCTTCATACCCCAAGCTTGTGCAGTCTGAACGTTGCAGGGAATGCCTTGCGGATAGCCCTTCTGGTATACCACGAACATGCCTTTGCCGTTCCAGCCACGTCGATGAATCCTGTAACCTGCCTTGACCTTTTCCAAAGCCCAAGAGAAGCTGTGAGAGAATTCGAAGTCTTGCGAAGCGTTTTCGAAGTCATAAGTCTTTTCGAAGATATCGGCTTTGCACGGATACAATTCGCCATTTACTCCACGGATGATGTAATCACCCAAGCTGGCATGGTGCACACCTTCTAAGGTCTTGATGTACATTTCGCCATCTTTGAAGAAGATGACATTCTGTCGGAAGGCTTCAATAGCCCAATCGAGCTTGTAAAATTCACTGTTGCTATCAACCACGGTCATCTGATCGTACTTGAAACATTCTATGGTTACTTGCTTTTTCGTTGCCTTCATTTTGGTCTCCTATATGGATGCAGTGTTTAAAGGGACTTCACTCCAAGACTTATACCCAAACTTCAGAGCTTGGATACACTGGAGGGATTCTTGCATAGAAGCTTGAAGCTGCACTTCGATATCATGCTTTTCAAGCTCCTTATTGTCAAGAGAGCTAAGGTTCAAGTCGAGATCCTGCTTCAAAGCGATGATCTTCTCAAGAGCTTCGTCAATCAGCTCTTCACGAGTCTTAATGACTTTCTTTTCTTCATGTGGATTGCACATATGGTTTTTTCCTTGGTTAAATTGGGAATGGGTCTTTGGGTTCTTTAGCTATCTTTACAACTGTCGCAGAATCTGATCCAGCATACATCATTGGATCACGTTGGAAAGGCTTTTTCAGCTTCTCTCCATATTTCTCTGGAACCCAAGATAGACATGGGTTAATGACACCGTCATTGAGATAAGCTTGCATAATTGGGGCATCAAGGTTCTGAGACCGATCACAAGACCGTTCAACAAACTCCTTAGACTTACATGCCATGCACTTACAGCTCATGGTGAGGATGTCTCCAGTACAGAGCGTTAGCTCTCCACACGTATCGCATCTATGCCAGAATCCGGTATACATGTATCGTCGAGACTTCTGCTGTACCGCTTCTGTCATAGTAGAAGGATCTTTAGATTCTTCTGTCTCTTGAGCTTGTTTCAGAAACCACTTAAAGCTCCACACAGTATTCTCACCAATCTTGATGATTAGCGGATTACCAAGCTCTCTAGTATACCGTTCAGGATACTGGATAATCTGGCTAAGGTCTTCGAATACTGGCTTAAGGATCTTTGGGAATTCTCCTATCAAGGCATAAATCTGATTCAGAGCATCATTAGACTCGATTATCTGGCTTTCGTAAGATTTCATCCATCTTCTCCTGATTGATTTGCCATGACTGGGAATGTTTAAAAGCTTCTCTCTCAAATTCGATAGTACGGTATGCCCATGCCATTACCATAGCTAGAATCTCTGTCTTAGCACCAATATGCGCAGCCAGCTTAGATCCCGGCCTCGAAAACTCTCTAGCGTCTATAGACTTATGCTTCCTCGTACAAGCTGCTTCTACAACCTTATTCAGCTCTCCTGTAAGCTGCTGCTCCTCTCCGGTATACCCGTGAAAGCTCTTTAAGGCTGTAGCAAAAGTCATGATTTCTATATAGCCTAGTCCGCATACCTGAATCTCTGTAGGATCGATAATCTTACGCTTGCGCATATGAATATCCTCAACCGAAAGAATATGCCACTACTCTTATTGCGACACCAGAGTAGTGACATATCTCTCATGTTGAGAAAGTCTTTGTGTATCAATCATGATTCAGGGTGTCGCAATCGAATTCATGACTGTCTTCGTTCATTGAATAGTTAGGTCGGATAGAATATCCTGTAGGCAGACTCACTAGCCAAACCTACAGGATTTTAGACACAAGGTAGATTCGGCTACTCACCCGGGAATAATGAAAAACCTATCTACATGGTAAAGTTATGAAGTCCTATAATTAGCGTAGTAACGGATAATCCTTCTGGATATAGTAGTATTTAGTATTATATTATATTAAAATATATTATAATATATTTTAATATTAAAATATAAGATATATGAATTACTGTATTTACTACTATTATCCGTTACTACTATAATGGAATATATCAGAATATAAAAGGCTTTATACTTACCAGTATTATCCGTTCCTACTATAATGGAATAAGCTTAATTCTTCTGGTGTGAATTAAAGTGCTATTATTCACTAGTACATAACTATTCAATGAAACATAAACCAGAGGATACAATCATGGGATTCAACAATCTCCAAACTTTAGCTTTAACAATCGAACACGAAGACAACGAATACGTTTACTTCTCTATCCCACCTAAGACCAGAGTCTCTAAAGCTTCTGGAAAGATTGAGAAGCGAATGAAAGCCGGATGGGTAGAACAGACTAAGTTTGCTCCGACTGTAGCAGATAAGTCTAATCCGAGATATCCGGGAGCATTAAGGTTTACTAGGAACGTAGGATACAATCATCCTGTAACCTTTAGTGCTGCCAGAGTCATTGCTACGGCAGTAGTGCCTAATCCGAACAACTTCACCTTCGTCAGAATGAAGGACGGTAATCCCGGTAACTTGGATCCAGCTAACCTTGAATGGTGCGAAAGGGAAACAATGTTTGAGAACAAGTGCCTTAATCCGTTTACTGATGAAGAACGAGAGGCTCTGGCTAAGATTCCTAAGCCTCATATTTCTACCAACAAGGAATACATGCACTTTCTTAACAACCGCAAGGACAAAGACGGTCTAACTAAAGCTGATCGATCTAGACTCCGTAAACAAGGGAAGTATCCTATGAGCAACACTGAAAGTCCTAAAGACCAAAAACTGGTGATTGATACAGGCAAAGACGTTACAGACAGAGCTATGCAGGTATTCTTGCTTTCAAAGCCTGTCTATGACCCGGTTACCCATCTTCTGAAGGGTTATATCATGCTTACAGCTGAAGAGCTTGAAGCATTGCTGTCTCAGTCTACCGAGACTGATGAAGTAAAGCAACGAGCCAGAGAGCTATTGGTTGATATTGCAAAGGGTATCATGGTGGAAGCCTGTAAATCTGATGCAACCATCAACGCAGTAAGAGGATTATCCAATGGGAGTAAGAGAGATGCTTCTGGCCCGCACAATGGGGCAAATCAATGAAATGGATAACGACGGAAGGCGAAAGGTTCAGGTATTTAGGGCGCATCCCGGATGTTGCCCTAGATGCCAAGCTTTAAACGGGATGGAAGTAGGCGTAGGCCAAGCTTCCCTTGTTAGCCATCCGCATTGCCAGTGTTTCGTAGTCACAGAATACAAGTAATCAACCAATTATACTCAGAGGTACATATGAACGATAAAGAGACTCAGAACGTTCCTGAAACAGAATCTGATCAGAAGCTTAATCCGATCAAGCTTCGTAAGGTTCCTACAGTACTGGAGCTTAGTAAGGAATTAGCAGAGCTTAAGGCACAATTTGACAACTTCATAGCCGTAGACACGGAATTCCGTAAGTCTATCGCAGCTCAAGTCGAAGAATGCCGTAAGATCTTGGCAAGCTGCAAGGCATCATCCAAGGTAGATCTATCTGGCCCTAATGAGCCGTCAGTCTTAAGCTTAATGCACGGGGCGCCCAAGGAGGATTAGAAGATGGCTACTCCTTCCAAATATCAGGTGGTACTCCGTCCGAATCCAAATATTCCAGCTGACTCGTTTGGGATAGAAAACCTTGGGATGATTGGAAGCTCCTATAGAAGCAATATTCTATTCAGCGACCGCACTTACGAATTTGTGGCAACGTCTAAAGACGGACACAAGTTTAGTCTAAAGTGTCCTAGCACTGGAAAGCTTTATTGGGTCATGGAAGCCGACATAGACAGGTTCCTCAATCAAGGCTGGATTCCTCCCAAGGTAACTAAGGCTAATAAGAAGCCTGATCCTAGATCCCGAGTTACAATCCGAAAAGCTACAAAGCAGTCTTCTGACGCTAAGCTTAGGACTGTCACCAACAACTCGTTTATCCGCATGGTCGGATACTTGCTCAAATGGTTTAAAGCTCCTTGCTTTAAACCCTCTGGGGCATCTGCTGCTACGGGTAATCTAGACCTTAACGCTCTCACGATGATCCTGATGTCTGCAAAGAGCCTTGGACAGTTTGTAGCCGAAGCCAACGGGTTTGTGCATGGATCAATCAAGCTTCCTCCGGAGTTTGACACTTCGTACCTAGACATGGAGAAGGATAATCCAGATAGGCCGGAAGATACCATCACTGAAATCAAGCTTAGGGCTTGGTATACCGAAATGCGAGCTAAGTGTAAAGCGGAGCTTCAGCAGCTTCACTTCAAGTATGGAACCATTTCCAAAAACGCTTACTCCTTCTTCCTTACAAACTGCTTCCCGAAGGAATTCGGAAAGACAGAGGTTACCAAGAAATCCCTACAGGTCTCTGCTAAGACCGAAGCCAAGGATAAGGAGAAGTCCGACAAGGATAAGGTTGACAATCCTTCTCTGTGCGGAGTCCAAATCTGTTTCGATGAGGAGGTTAACGTTGGAACAACGAACCCTTAACATTGACGGGCAGATAGTATACTGCTATGAAGATGGTAGCGTAGAATGGTACCATCGCAATAATAAGGTAATGTATCGCACATTCGGGAATGATACACCCAAAGGGTACAAGCAGGTAAGGATCAATAAGAGATCATACAGAGTACATCGTCTTATAGCTTTAGCATTTCATCCTAGATTGGACGAATCTCTCGAAGTAGATCATATTAACCGCAACAAGGCAGACAATAGACCTGAAAATCTTAGATGGGTTACTCATTCTGAAAACGAAGATAACAAAGATTGCGTTGATCAGAGCATAGCCAAGTATGGAGTAAGATGCAAAGATAATAGAAAGGCTTACAACCATGCTAAGAACGCTCTCTATGGAAAAGCTTATAGGGAAACTCATGTTAGTCTAAATGCTAAAAGCCCTTCTGGATCTAATACTACGTATCATTTTAAATCTGTAGACGACCCGGTATATAAGCTTCTTAAACCTTTATCCCTAAAAGCTCGCTATGAAAAGCATCAAGAGCTTCTTTCCGAAGGAGGTAATGATTAGTGACCGTCAAAAGAGTGATAAAAGATTACAAACTTCTTCCGCATCAGCGTAAGGTTTTTGAGTCCAAAGCAGATGACATTATCTTCTTTGGCGGTCGCTGACATTGAGGATGTGGAAAGACGTTTCTAGCTTCCAGATACATTTGCAAGTATCTAGTAAGCGGCAGAAACGTTCTGTGCTTCGCTCAAACATATAAGGTCTTAAAGAAGGTTCTCTTCAGAGAAATTCTAAGATGCCTGAAGAAGTGGGGAGTGGCGTTCAGGGTCAACCAGTCTGATCTTACCATTACGACAGAGTTTGGCTCCGAGTGCTATTGCTTTACATACAGCGAAGGAACAACCGACAACGTTAGAGGCTTGTCTGGTGTTTCCCTAGTGGTGATTGATGAAGCAGCTCTCTGCTCTAAAGAAATCTATGAGATCGCTATGGCCTGTTGCCGAGGTGTGGATAACTGGGGAAGACCTGTAGGCGCTCCTCATAGCTTGCTCATTTCTACTCCGAAGGCTCACTCGTTCCTGAATACTAGGATTAGAGAAGCCGATCCGGGAGAGATAGAGCTCATCCACGCAACGTCGATGGATAATACCACTCTCGATGAGAGGTATATCAAGAGACTCATCAAGGATTATGGTTCTACTTCCTTTGCTCGACAAGAAATCTATGGTGAGCTTATCGAAGCAAATGAACCTGACCAGCTTATTGCATGGATTGACCTTGAAGAAATGATGAAGCGTTCTCCGTTCAGGGGTGGAGACCGAACGCTCGGTATAGATATGGCCCGATACGGTGACGACTCTAACACCTGTTGGTACAGAGAAGGATCCTATCTCGAGCGTATCTACAAGCTTCAGAAGGTTAATACTTACACTCTGTTTAACTCCATCTACGAGCGATATAAGCCTGATGACCTTGACGTAATCAACATTGACGGAACAGGTGGCTTCGCTTCAGGACTTGTCGATATGCTGATTCATGCCGGATTCCGGAATGTCCGCGAAGTTAACTACTCAAGCTCTTCGCCCAATCCTAAGTACAAGAACATTCGAGCCTTCATGTATCAGGCTTGTGCCTTAGCTTCTTCCTCTTCTCTGTGTCTCCCTAGACTTCCAGATATAGAACGCGTTAAGGAGGAGCTAGCCGCCCAGAGAATCTTCCTTCGAGAGACTGATGACAAGTTTGCGCTCTTAGCGAAGGACAAGATCAAGCAAATCCTAGGCAGATCTCCTGACGATTCAGATGGCATCGCCTTGACCTTTGCTCACATCACCGATCTCAAGGGCAACCTATACAAGACCGAATACTTCAATGCCGCTGAATCTGATGAACAGATGAGCGCTGTCATTAGCGACCTTATGTCCGCTGCTCACGGATGGTAGCAAATCAATATCCTTATACTCTCTTCACGAGTATAAGGATCTTTATAAAAACTTCCCATTGTACAATATTATAAGGAGCTATCTATGGCTTTAACAGATGAACAGAAAGACGTTATCAAGCGCTTTCAGAAGTTTGGAAAATCCGCTTCGACGAAGTTTGATAAGACCATCAAGCGCGTAAAGGAAGAGAGAGCCTTTGCATCGGGCTATCAGTGGGATTCGGCAGACACCTCTCACCGAGGAACTAATCGAGCCGAGCTCACCTTCAATATCACGGGTAACCAGATCAACTCGGTGGTCAACCCGTTCCTCTCCCATCCCTATAAGGTCACCTACTCTTCTCTGGTAGAGAATCCAGGTGATCTCATTGAAAAGCTAAACTTATCGTATCAACGATTGGACGCTCAAGCGGATACGAAAACCTCTAAGGAGCTTGCTATCAGAGGCATGTCCACGTCAGGGTATGGATATCTTTATGTCACTACTGATCTTGATGACAACAAGAAGCCTGTGATAAAGATCTACCCTATCGAAGACTCTGCCTTGGTGATTCCGGATCCGGACTCTACTCAAGTAGATGGCTCCGATGCTTCTAAGATGGCTATCATCGAGTACATGAGCAAGACAAAGGCTAAAGCTCTTTATGGCGAAGACGTAGTAGAGTCTTCTTATACAGGCATCAAGTGCCTTGTATCTGACTTCGGAGAAACGTGGAAAAGCCCTGAAGAATATCTGGCCTTGGTAACCTTCTACGAAATGACTGAATCCCGTAATGCCTGTGTCATCACCAAGATGATCGGCAATAAGGTTCTCTCCTCCGTGACTCTACAGATTACCCATATTCCTATCGTCACCTTCAAGGGTGAAATCTCCTACGACAAGGACGGTAAGACTGAATACGTTGGCTTAGTCCATAAGATCGTTGACGGACAGAAAGTCCTTAACTACGCTGAATCTCAGCTCATTGAACGCTTAGCTAATGCCCCGGTTCCGGTCATGTCTATTCCGACTGAAGGAATTGAAGGCAATCAGGAACAGTATCGCAACATCAATAAGCGCCTTAATCCGGTCATCATCACGAAGCAGTATACTAAAGATGGTAAGGAGATCAGGGAACCGAAGCGCATTGATAACAGCTTCCCCACCGGAGATATCTCTGACGTAATTGGCCAGCAGAAATCCATCATTCAGGAAGTCTCTGGAATGCCCTTATCTGGCATGGTAGACGCTAAGGATCAAGAAACCGCTACGTCTATTCTCCTTCGTACTAAGAGCACTGTTAACAACATCTCTCACTTCCTCTCCCACGCTAAGCAGTCTATGAAGTTCCTCGGCGTCCTGCTCATGGAATTCTATAAGGTGCTAGTGCAGGACTCCGTGGTGGATACCTCTCTCGTAGCTGTCACAGTTACCGAAGGGCCTGAGACTATCTTTAACAGCGAAGAAGCAAAGGCTAAGCTAATCGCTATTGCCAACTTCCTGCCGGAGACTATGAAGCCTATCATTGCCTATTATCTCTGCACTCTGGATGTCAATCCGGATGTAAAGAAGGCTGGCGAAATGCTGAAGAATATGCTACCGCCGCAAGCTCTCTCTGACAATGGTCAGGCTATGATGCTTCAGCAGCAAATGGAACAAATGCAAGCTCAAACCTCCAAGATCCTTGCTGATAAGGATAAACAGATCGCTGATTTGGCTAACCAAGTTCTTCAGCTCCAGCTTAGGGCTAACTCTGATGTAACCATCGCTCAGATGAAGACTCAAGCTGACTTGGCTAAGGAACAGATGAGACTGAATGCAGACTCCCAGAAGCAACAGCTCGACATTGCTGCTAAGGCTAATATGGAGAACCGTAAGATCGCGGCTGAAGACTCCAGAGAACGCGAACGTCTTATGGTGGAAGCCTCTAAGACCCAAACTGAAGCAGCTTTTAAGGCCGCTGAACTGGAATCGAAGAATGCTTTAGATATGATCGACCGTGGATTCATTCCGCAAGGTTGATAAGAATATAGACTAAAATTGAAGTAGCCCGAGAGCTACTTCAATCTTCTTCTAAAAGTAATAGCTACATTTGAATGGAAGAATATAAACTAATTCATTGATACATCTATTTCAGAAGTATTGTGAACTTGCACGCTCAAGATTATACAGAGGACCCAACATGGCAAACCGCTATGATGAAATCATTTCTCAGATGGATAACACTCCCGTAGTGGATGATTCTAATCCGTCTCCTGACACCACTCCGTCTAGCACCGATACGACTTCCGGTAATGATCAGCCGAAGGCCGTAGAAGATCCTAAACCGGGTGACGTAAATCCGAACGATCCTAATCCAGCTCCCGCTGCTCCTGATCAGACTCCGCCAGCTGATGATAAGAATCCTCCGGCTCCTTCAAACCAGGATGAAGGAAAGACAGGCAAGGGTAACTCTAAGCCGAGATTCACGCATGAAGAACAGGTTCAGTACAGCTTCGCTAAGCTTAATGGCAAGCTCGCACAGACCAAGAAGGAGCTGAAAGATGCTCTCGCTCAGATTGCCGAATTGAAGAAGAATACTACTCCGAAGCCTGAACAGCTTGGCCCTGAAGCATTCCAGAATCAAGCAGATTATCTCAAGTACATTGCCAATCAAACCCTTATTGAACAGCTCCAGAAAGCTGCCGAAGCTAAACGACTCTCAGAGGCCGAAGCTCAAGCTAGCCGAGAGTCTCAAGATAGGTATACCCGACGTGCGCAAGAGCTCTTCAAGACTAAAGAAGATATCGAAGCGTATAACACAATCGTCGGCAGAGCTCTTGAAGAAGGTCTTAATGACGTTCTCAACGGGGATAAGGTTATCTCCGACTTCGTTAAATCTAGCGATTGGGCTCCGAGATTGGTGTTCCACTTTGCGGCTATGCCCGAAGATTTGGAACGGATTACTGCTATCAAGGATCCTACCGATAAGAGGTTTGCTCTTAACATGCTTCAGCAGAGAATCATGACTGTATTCTCTAAGCCAGCTCAGAATCAACCTCAATCTACACAACCTAAATCCACCTCCGAACCGACTCCGGCTCCTGCCAATCCTGTTCCCATCGTAGGAAAGGCTGGCACGGGTGCATCTGGTAGCGCAGGTTCGAATCCAGAAGTCACTATGGATGAAGCTATGGCTAGAATCCGTCGTGGCTACTAAAGGAAATCCTCATTATGGCACAGATTGCTACTTCCAATCTTGGCTCTGTTGTAAACAGCAAGCTCAAATACTTCGCTGCTGCTATTCTTGACTCCGTTCCGTATATCCGTATGGCTAAGGCCTACTTCAAGGATGACGTGAAGGACAAGAAAGCTGGCATGACCTACCGCTTCTTCGTTCCGGATCCGGGTATCGCTCAGGCTGGTACGACCAACTTGGACATCACCAACGACAATAAGGACATCTGGGAACGTCCGGTTGAAGTGACCCTCGTTGATGCAAAGACTTCTGTGGCTCTTGGCGCATGGAACAAGCTCACCGCAGTGGAAGACTTTATCCGCGACATCTGCGACCCTCATGCTCGTACGCTTGGTGCCGAAATCGAAGCTGACGTTATCAAGAACAACTGGTACCGTGCAGATGGTGCTGTCTATATTGACGGTTCCTCTACGCTTACATCCAAGCCGTTCGCTCTCCTCTCTGCTAAGCTTCGCGGTATCCGCGCTGCTGGTAAGAAGGTTGGCTTTGCCCATCCGGATGTGTTCGCTTCCTTGAGCGATAACCTCCTCGGCAAGTTCCTCCCGTCCGAAGAAATGAAGAAGATCTACGGTGATTCCATCATCGCACACGCCTTCGGCTCCGACTGGATTGAAGAAAACTACATGCCGTTCATCACCGCTCCGGATACTCTCCCGACCGTTGGTGCTTCTGGTACTAGCCAAGTCACTGTAAACTGGAAGACTGGTCAGGTGTCGGACAGCGGTAGCCACCTCTTCGAAGGCTACGCATTCACTGCTTCTGTCAGTGGCAAGACCTTTAAGACCGTTGATCTCAACGGTAAGGTCACGAACGAAGACTTTGTGTTCATCGTTCATAAGGAAGGCGACAACTTCTTCATCCAGCTTCAGGAAGGTGAAATTCGCTTCTCCGAAGATGGCTCCGGCAACAAGCTTTCCAACCCGACTATTGGCGGTGTTCCGGGCGCTATCGATGGAACTACTGGCGCGATGACTGGTATTACCATCACGGCCTTCGGTGCTTTCGCATCTGCAAATGCTGGCAAGACCTTCGCAATCGTTCAGGTTCGTGACGTCGATGCTCTCGAATTCGATACCTACGAATTTGATGAAGTCGCAGGCGCTAAGAACGACAAGCTCAAGGCTATGGAACTTACGGTTCAGTCTGTCGAACAGGGCAGCGTGATGACCCGTAACTCCGTCATGCGTATTGACGTTCCGTACTTGACCAAGCTCGTTCTCACGAAGCTCGCTCGTGTGCTCTACATCAAGGTAGACTAACCGATCTTGATCGCAACCTCTGGCGATCGTTATATCCTTATACTCGCAAGGGTATAAGGATATTTTTTAAAAAACTTCCCATTGTACAATATTATAGGAGAAACTTATGGCCAGTACTATTACGACCGTGAAGGATCTTCTTCAGCAAGCTTATCTCTTTTCCGGTGCACTAGGGGAGGGAGAGATTGCAGAAGGCGATCGAGCACAGATGGGGCTGTTCTATCTGAATCAGCTTATCACCTCGGCTAACATGCAGGTGTTCCTCCCGTTTGCCCAAGTGATCAAGGATCTTCCAGAAGGAAACAACCTCTACATTCTTACTGAAGATCAAAGCCTTATTGAAGCTGGAGAGATTCCGGAAGAAGTAAGGACATGGGGCGAAGGGATCATCATCGAAGCTAAGAAGCCTAAGATCGTTAACTCCTTGGCATTCAAAATGGGTCTCCGTTATACGATGCTTAAGCACAGTGGAACTCCCAACATCGTTCAGTATGTGCTTCCGATTAAGGCTACACCTGAATTATACAGCTACGAAGAATTCCCAGACTATACAGCTATCTTGCTTAACCGACCGACTGCATTCCCTCTTAGGGCTACGTACAGTCGAAGCATCGAAATGGCTGATATGGATGGAAAGCTGAATGTTCCGATGCAGTATACAGAGTACTTGATGTTCGGATTGGCTTATAGGCTCGCTGTGAAGTACCAACAGCCCGTAGAGTCTATTGCTAGCGTGAAGACCTTGTTCAACGAGTCCGAAGCCAACATCAAAGAGCTAGTAAAGAATGACCACTCTATCACATGGGCCGATGGCGATTGTGGAGCCGATGGTTGGTTCGGTACTGTGTTTGCTCCGCCGCAGTGGGGCTAAGGAGGACTTGCTATGGCTAATGGAGTAATGTATCCTAACATCGTAGGATCTTCTTATGAGCTTGATGTACGAATGGCCTCTCCGGAATTAACGGAGAACATGTATGTCGAGCTAATGGGAGAACCCGATGCGAAGGGATATACGAATAAGATTCTAAGATCCATTGACGGTAACAAAGCAGTCATGATATTCCCTGAAGCTTCTATCGGCTGTAGAGGAATCACTACTGTCGGAGCTGGGCCAGATTATCGACCCGACATGTACGCAGTGTTTAATGACAAGCTCTACCGAATCAATGAAGACCTCTCTAGAGTGGAAGTAGGATCCATCGGTGCTACCAATACTCCTATCCGCTTTGCAGAATCTGGCGGTGTGAACTCCCATCTCTGTATGGTCAACGGCACTAGAGAGATAAGAGTATGTCCGGTTCATGCTAACGACGCAGACGTAGCAGGGTCTATGGAGACTTGTCCGTTGCCCGTAAACCCGTATGATACTCGTAACCAAGGTCTGTCTGATCTTGATGACGGAATCTGTATCAACGCTACACATATCGTGACTATGGGCGAAAGGCTAATCGTCAATGACTCAGAGTCTGGCTTTATCTTCTTGTCCAGAGTAGGAGCCTTCCAAGGCGGAACCTATAAGGCTTATGACCTTGACGCTGAAGGTAAGATAGAGTATGAACAAGATGGCGTAACACCTAAGATGCACGATGAAAACGGTAACGCTTGGGCATGGAAAGACCGTTATGGCAAGTATAACTACTTCCACGCTCTCTCTGCTAATGGCGACGTTGTAAAGGCTATTGAGACCATCAACGCTCAGGAACTCTGGGTGTTCGGTAACAAGAGCTTCGACATCTACGGTTTCTCTAGCGACGAAGACGGGAATTATTCTCTCACCAGAACGGGTATGGGTACCAACATCGGTATTTCCGCTCCGCAGACTCTCGCCAAGATTGTGAATCAGCTTTGCTGGCTTGGGTCTGGAGGTGACGGCGATAACGCTATCTGGACTGCGGCTCAGAATGCCCAGCCTAAGAGAATTTCCACTCCGGCTATCGAGAGATTCATCGCTAAGAATAAATCCACGGACGCCTTCGGGTTCGCCTACAATTATTCTGGCCACGCTTTCTACATCATCAGCTTCCCTACGGCTAATAGGACTTTCTGCTATGACTTCACTACCGGAGCATGGCACAATAGGTCTACGAGAGACGCTAACACCAACGTAGCCGAGATGTGGTATCCGAGCTTCGCTTGTAACTTCAATGGTGAAGTATACTTCGGAACCTACAAGGCTAACGCTCTGGTTATCATGGACCAGACCAAGCACACTGAATGGGATGGAAGACCTATACGCCGATTGAGACGAGGTCCAGTCCTGATTAGCGAAATGTCCAATGTCATTGTGGATATGTTTAGGCTTGAGTGCGGAGTAGGTCTCACTGAAGTCTTACAGCCTACAGAGACCTTGCCGAACGGAATGACCAGAGAAAAACAAGGGTACAATCCTAAAGTCCTTCTCAGATTTTCTCATGATGGCGGTAATACTTGGAGCTTCTACAAGACTGCTAGACTTGGTCAGGCAGGTAAGTACCTTACCAACTGTCAATTCTACGGACTTGGAATGGGTAAGCTCTTTGTCATCGAAGTCTCATGTGATGATCCGGTAGACTTTGTGATTACCACCTCCAAGATAAAGGCCCGTGTAACAAGGAGCTTCTAATGACCGCTGAAGATTACATCAATAGCGACAAGCAGCCACAGGTACAGAACCTTGCTACGGTTACGGTGAACGCGATTCAGTCAGCAAACGATGTGACAGACTTCTCCATCTTTAACGCCCTGAACGCTATCACCGGATCGTGGGGATCTTCTAGATCTAGAGACACCGAAGTAGCCTACATCGGAAAAATTTGCTATTGGAGGAAGATCGGGTCTGGAACCATGACCTTTGCTGTGCCGCCTAACAAGCTCTCGCAGTATTTTGCCCAGCTTCTTACAGAGACAGGAAGCCGTGGAGTCTTGATTCCTCAAGGGATCACGCAGGTCTCTGTATCAATGCCGCCTAATCAGGCTTGGCAGCTAACTGGAATGTTCACACTTCTTACAAAGGATTAATATATGCCAGCACCGTTAATTGCAATGGGCGTGGCCGCTGGAGCCCAAGCTTTATCCAGCATTCTTGGAGCTAGTCAAGCTGCTTCAGCTGCTCGTGAAGCTCGAAAGGGTGCAGCCAAAGGAGCTTCTTCTGTAGCTCAAGGTTACACAGACGTTAAAGGCGTTTACGACGCTAACAACCAGAAGATCCAAGACTACGAAGGCAAAGTCGGATCTGTTTATGATCTTGGAGACAACAGCGAGTACGTCAAAAAGTATAAAGAGCTTCTGTCTCAGGACATGAGTGACGCTGTCTATAAGCCGTCTACGTGGACTGACAAGCATAACATGGAAGAATACTACGACAAGGCATGGAAGCTTAACAACCAGACTCAGCTTGATGCTCTTGAAGCTAGTGCTTCTAACGCCGGAAAGCTTTATTCTTCTGGTCTCTTGAATCAGATGGCTACAACTGCAAGCGCTAATGCTAACACGGCTTATAAGGAAGCTATGGAAGCTTATCTGAGAGAGAAAGGTATTGACGTAGATATTTGGAAGGGCGAAGAAGCTAACAAGCAAGCCGCCGCAAAACAATATCTTGATCAGTATAAGACACAGCTCGAAGGCACTGGCAACTATGTCGGTACAGGCCTTGGTCTCATGGGCGATATCACTGGTGCTTATATCTCTAACGCCAATGACAAAGCCAACACCTACACTAACTATCTCACAAACTATGCTAACCTTATGGCACAGGCTGGGTCTTACTCTCCGTCTGTCACGATGCCTAACTTCTAAGGAGAATGCACAATGGCTCTGAATATCTTTCATCAAAATATCAAGCCGAACGTAGATGCCTACGCATTGGCTTATAGGGCTGAAATGGACCGTAGGAAGCCGTGGATCGACATGATGAAAGATCTGTCTAAGATTGCTACGAACGCTAGCGAAGCTTACGTCAGGTCTGGAGATCCTGCTACCACTGAAGATCCAGAAGTTACGGTCGAAGATGGCGACGCTCAGCTCACTATGAACGGCTTTGACCCCTTCCTCTATCGTCGCATGATGGGCAAGAAAATCGACAAGCCAGACAACGTAGGACTGATCAATCCGTTTACTCGCAAGGAGTGGTAAGATATGGCAATGAATTCAAACATTAGGCTTGACACCCAAGAGCAGCTTATGGAAGACGCTAAGGCTAAAGCCAAGGCTCGCTATGACCGTAAGCTCTTGGATGACCAAGAAGAACAGATTAGGAACCTGCTTCTCATGACTGGGATGCAGGATCCCCGTAATTCCCGTGTAGAAATGAAGCCTAGGAAAGAGTATACTCACTTCGAGGATGGACTTCCGGCAGCCGAAGATCTTATGGCTCTCATGGACAATCCTGAAGCTGTGAAGGCTCTTGCCGAACAGTACAGGAATAAGGATAACAACAGGATCGTTAACGACAAGAAGCTTGATGCAATCAAGGATGACTTTGTGCCTCCGATGGCTAAGGATTCTCCATCTAAAGAAGAACGTGCCGCTAACGATATGAAAGACTACGTGCCGGGAGAAGCCGGATATGGTCGTAAGCTCTTTGCTGAACTGACTATGAAGGACTATAAGCCTTCCGAAACTCCAGATGCTGCTACAGAAGCAGGTAATGCAGGTGCAGCAGCAGCCCCGATTAAGGATAAGCCGATCAATCCTTCTGGAGTGATTGCCTATCAGTCTGACAACCAGTTCGTTCCTGTTCCTGAATTCCACGGTGGAGAAAATCCTCGTAAGGATCAGACTATCGACAAGTACAAGGCAGACGTTTTCTCTAAGCCTGAAGAAGTAAAGGGCAATTCGAATTACTTTATGCCTATCTTGGGAGAACCCAAAGTAGATGAAGCTCTTAAGGCTATCGCAGACAAGGATCCAGAGTTGCTTCAGCTTCCGGAAGTGCAGAAGCTCGTTAAGGAAAGGGAATTCTGGCGTAACAAGGGCATGGACTTATTCACCTTTGCTCCGTTGGCTACAGATCCTAATGCTTCTACCCAAGCGGCTATGGGTCTCATCGATAAGGGCGACAAGAACCTTATGGATGCAGCTAACAACCTTGAAACTCTCCGTGCTAGACAGCTCGATGCTACCAAGGCAACCGCAGATAACCTTGTTGCACAGAAGCAGATCACTGCAAATATGCACAATGGTGTTTTGAATACTGAAGCTGCTTTGGCCCAAGTTGCTATTCCGGCTCAACAGCAAGCTTACGAGCTTAGGCTCCAAGCTGGACAGGTTCACGATGCCGGTGATGAAGCTATTAATAGCGCTATCACCAACATGCAGAACTTTGTGCAGCGTCTTGGGGATATGGGAGCATCTGCAAAGGACGTAGCTGCTCTCAATAAGGCGGCAGCTGGTCTTAATGCAAGCAACATCAATGAATTCATCGAAACCGTTAGGGGCATCAAGGTTAATAAGGCCATGAGACGCGAGCTCAACGAACGTCTGAATGCCATTAGCGCTGATGCAGCTAAGTATGCTACGGCTATGATTACCGAGAAGAAGCTTAGAAAACAGGCTGACTTTCATGACGCTAGGGCCAATAGTCTTCTGACTGCAGCTTCTAAACTTGGTGGTCAATATAGGATTCCGGAATGGATGACTACCGAGCTCTCTACTCCGTTCTCTGATGAGGAGAATAATGTTCCGGATGAGAAAGCTAAGACGGATACTAAAACTCCGAAGGATAACGCTCAAAATACCCAGAATACTCAGACAGTTCCGAAGGGTAATGCTTCGTCCACTCCGGTGGTTCAGAATAGTGAACCTGCGAATAGCGGCACTGTAGTTGACCCGTGGTACAGCTCTAGCTCCATCCAGAAGCTTTCTTCCGGTGAATTAGACAAACTGTTCAACGCACTTTACAACGCAGACATCGGAAAGGCTGTCAAGGGAGCAAAGGTTGACGTCTATCAGACCGAACAGGGTGCGGAAGGTAACGCAGTTGGCGCTCGTAAAGAGCTGGCTGTAGCCGAAGTAGCACAGAACACTGACAGGTTTGTCAACACCCTAGACGCACTGGCCAATAGCAACCCTAAGGGCCTCTCTAAGAAGCTGAATGCGCTGAAGAACGTCGATGCTCTCAACTACTTCAAGAACAAGGTTAGAGAAGGCACGGCTCTGAGACAGTTGCTTGACAATGCGACTAATTCTGATATCCGTGGAAAGAAGACATCGTACAATTTTGGTGACCAAGAATCCCAAATTGCTTCGTTGCTCATGGAACTCGGATACGTCTAAGATAATTCCTCATACCTTTTCGGTATGAGGATATCTTTATTGAAACTTCCCATTGTACAATAATATAAGGAGAAGCTATGGCAGAAACGAATTTTATCTCTCTGCTCCCTTCGCAGAAAGCGTCTTCTACCCTTCCATACGAAGCGATTTGGCGAGCAGTCTACGATCTCATTCCTGATAGCAACCAGAAGGACTATTTTGCAGGGTCTAACGTTCTTCAACAGACACGCGAAATCATGAAGAGATTGCAGTCTAATCAAGGCCAAGACATCATTACAGAAGCAATCAGAAATACTATTCAGCCCGCAGAAAGCGGTTTGAGCCCGTATGTGAATGCTTCCTCGGCTAAGAGACTTGCAACCATCACTCCGCAGGATAAGATTAAGCTCATCAATGAGACTCTGGGATCCTTGTCTAATCGTGCTAAGGATCTCTCTACCATGAGCGCAAAGGCTCTTGAAGCCCAAAAGCTTAAGGAGACATCTGGATTGGGCCACATGAGCGATGAAGAATTCCGTGCTTATCAGCTTGATGACCAGATCCCTCAGCGTATATTTGGAGGTAAGGAAGCAGGAATTCCTAAGCTTGAATTATCTACCCAACGCAAGATCGGAACGCCGTATAGTGCGGCTGGAAGATTCTTTGATGAAACGGAACTGAATAAGAAGCTCATGGCGGTTAAGGGGAACGAGGCTGATACTTCTATTGCCAATCCGTATCTGAGAAACAAGCAAGAATACAACGAGCCGTACAACCAAAAACTGAGAACGCTCGACAAGTATCTCTCCTTCTTCCCGATCGTTCCATTCGCTTCTCAAGCTGCTATCGCAAGACAGCAAGGTGAGATTGCTCCGGATGAAACTGGCTTCGCTAATCCGAGAGTATGGGCTGGCGGTACTCTTAACACTCTGGCGATTCCTACAGCTCTAATTCCTGAAATCGGCCCGGTGGCATCTGGAGCTATGGCTGCTTTGGGCAACTCTATCGCAAAGGGCGAAAGAGGCGAAGAATCTCCGACAGCTGGGTTTGACTATATGGGAGACGCACTCTTAGGCGGAGCTGCTCAAGGTGTTCTCTCCGGAGCTGGCAATAAGGCTGCGAAATTCTTTGGAAAAGACAAAGCTTCTAAGGCCCAAACTGTATTGGACGAAGCACAGAAGAAATACAATGATCTGATGGCTCCGATTCTCGACGGAAAGAAGCTTTCACAGGGAGAAGCCGAAGGATTGGCTAATGCTGCTAACACTGCTTATACTTCTAGGATCAATCAGGGCATTCAGGGCGGAAGATTGTCTGAAGTTGACGTAGATGCCTTCGATCCCAACCGCAGTGGTGCTAAGTACATTGTCATTCCGTCTGAAATCTGGAAGAACGATGCAGCTTTGGATGAAACTCTGAATGCTACAGCAGCTGCCGCAAATAGATTGGCCAAACTAAAGGAAATTAACCAGAATCTGACAGTTCAGCCCAAGGTAGCTATTCCAGCATCTCTCGATGAAGGAGGATACAACCCGGTTATCCAGAAAGCTCGCGAATTTGTCAAGATCAATGACAATACACCGATCGACTGGAACGAAGCTGTCTCCAAGATTCCTGCTACTACGATGGACATGGTAGC